CCTGGCTCCCTTTTATCGTCAAACTCATAGGTGATCGGATGACCAAACATGTAACCAATCTTGGTATCGACGATTTCGGCATCAAAGGCATTTGCTAACCGGTTATTGACTTTATCATCGATCCTTTGAATTTTTTCTTTCTCTGATAAATCCAATTTAAAAGGCGTCCGCTCTAAGATCGGTACGCCTTCTGGTTCTGACTTATATCGTTCATAGAGTTTTTTCATGCGCTCGTGAACTTTTTTATGTGCTGAGATCAATTCCATAACAATTTCTTTGGTGATCCCATTGTTTTTAATCTTGTCGATGTATCGATTTAGGTTCATACTGTCACCTACCTTACTCTCATACGCTTTCTAATTGGCTCCATGCTATATCGAAGGGCATCAATTAAATGGTTATATTCATCTGCCGGTTTATTAATCATTTGACCTTCCTTATTACGATCCCATACGTAGTTGCTAAACTCCATCGATGCATTCGTACAGGATGGATGAATGTATATAGAAAACTGCTGAAGGAATTGGATGCCAGCTTTCACGCTGTCAGGTCCTTTTTCAGCAGCTTTAATTTTCCTAATACCATATTTTCTCAGTTCGACAATGCTTTTTGGTTCAGCAGCATCAGCAATAATAATCTCTTTTTGATAACCTTTATTCTTGATTGCATCAGCAATCTCGTTATTAAGTAAGCCTTTTTCGTAAATTTCATCAAAGATAAAGATTTCTCGGTTCTTAGGATCGACAATGGATGCAGGGAATGCAGTTGGATCGACCGTAAACCCAAAATCCAAACCGAAGGCAGATTTAACCCCCGGCCGTTTAACGATTTCAGACTTATCAAACGCGAATTCTCTCCAATTTGTGAAGATGGCTCCTTCTGCAATCCCCCACTCCCCAAGACCTTCAATCTTGTATCGTCTCGGATTGTGTTTCTTCATCCATTCAAAAAGCTCTCGGTCATCTGCTCCTAAGAACTCATTGCAAAGGTAATTTGTCGTCATTGCCAGAACATTATTTTGCTGCACATCAAAAAAACGCTTCTTCAACCAATGTTTTTCATTCCAAGGGTTAAAGGTTAGCGTTATTTGTTTGAAGTATCCTGAAGGCAATTCTCCACGAATACTCATATCAACTTTGTCAAAATCATCTTCATTCATGATTTGATAGGCCTCTTCAAACCATGCCCAACAGAGGAATCCCACGTCTACTGTGATCGATGTTACACTCATTGGATCATCTAGCCCTCGAAACAAGATCTTTTGTCCTGTCGGCTTGTATATGATTTCTAGTGGAGAAAGTTTAGTGTTCCATAGGTGTTCTACTTTAAGCCTTCTGATTGCCCATTTAAGCTGTGCATAAGTAGAATCTTTATGGTCTTTGAATACCTTTCTGACAACTAATGTATTCGCTAATGGATATTCCATCATCCGATTAATTGTATTGAGTGCCGTTGTGGTTGATTTCTTGGAACCACGGCCACCTTTTACGACACGATAACGACCTTTATAATTCCAATAGGTTTTATATCCACCTCCGACAATTTCTTTTAGACTCACTCTGACTTGATTAATCATCTAAATCATTCACAATAACAACTTGTGCTTCACCTTCTAATTTTTGCTTATCGGTCCACATCGCATTACGTTTACCAAGAAGCTCAGCTGCTTTGATTCGATCTTTCCCGGATATATCAATATCGTCAATCGTTTGAGCACCTTCTCCTATGCCTCTTAGCGTTTGCTCGGTTACTTCTCCGCGCATGATAGAAGTGAGGAAAGCAAGAATTTCATCTTGATTGGCAATGCGCTCAGCATCCTTCTCTGCCATTTTCTCAGCAATATAGTTCTTCAGGTATGGTTTCGTCAGGTTTTCTTGACCAATTGATTTAGCCGTCTTTTGACTATACCCTGCCTTCCTAGCTGCTTCCGTAGCATTCCCGGTTTCAATGTAATAGTCGCAAAATCGCTTCTGCTTTTCGGTTAATTTCACGGCATATCACCACCTCCGTAACTGGGATAAAGTCTATTTTTAAGGCTTTGTTAAACAATAATGTTAATAAAAAGAAAAAAAATAAAGAACCCACTGGAGTCCTTTTTTTTGAGTTGAATTTGTCATTTTTCTCGATAAGCTGAACAATGTTCATCGGAAATACGGTAATTTTCCCTGCCTGTTAAAGCTGCTACTTCAACTAATTTATGACCGAGACTATCCCATACCGCAACTACATTCAAGGACACCCACTCAAGATTTCCCCGTGCAAGCCGAAAAGAGTTATACCAATTTTCCGTTGTTACCAATACTTCTTTGTAAGAAACTTGCTTGTTCTTTCGATTTTGAATCATCAATACGAAATCTAACATTTCTTTTTCTTTGGGTACTTGGATAATCCGTGCTACAAACATTCTATTAGGATTCATCTTTGTTTTATAAATTTTTTCTGTTTCTATTTTTAACTCTGGTCTACCCCTCATAATCTCTCCCTCCCTATTTATATTTTATCCGATCATGTATACAAGGTAGTAATGTTAATCCACAATGCTTAGGAAAATTATTTTTTTGCTACAAACTCATCATCATGTGCTAACTGATGAATAATATCTTTTGCGATATCAACCATTCCTACTGCTTAAACATAAGTATGAGCATCATAGACAGTCATGGTGGTTCCGTCTTTTAGATTAAAGACTGCTAATCCATCAATCTCATGAAAGTTTTGCTCTCTTCCAGTTAATAAGTCCGTTTGTTGGTCCCGGAAACACCCTTTTTATGTTGACAATTATTCACCTCATTTTTTTAGTATTAATTTGCCTGCAACAAAAAAGATGCCTATTTAGGCACCTAGTCTTTTAATTGGTCTTTAATAATTTGAATAAACGTTTCCTCGTCAAGTGGAACGTTATAAATTTGAAATTCATTTTTATTTTTACCCAAATACCATGTTCCATTTTCACATACAAAATGAATCTGATCATTTTTTCTTATTTTTTTATTTAACAGATTCACCTTAGTAACAGTGTCATTCTCATAGTGTTTTCTTTCTGGAATAAGTACTATTTCGCCAGCAATGTTATTAAATTTTAAGACTAATTCTGACAGTGGTTTACATACTTGTTACTTCTTCGATAGTTAGTAATTCCTTGGAAGTTGCTGATAACCATTCCTTAACTAAAGAAAATAATTGATTAACTTCTTTTAAGTGTGCCTTTTTTCTAGCCTCGATTTTGTGCTCATTAGTTTCATTTTCAATATTTCGATTTAGCAAAAAATCATTAAGATCGTTTGACATCTTCTAACCTCCCTATACCCTTAATACCGGGTAACGGAAGGAGAAAATTCTAATTTCGACATTTGTCGAACGATTTATTTTTATGTGATATGACCTATAATACTTTCTTTGCCTGCCGCAAGGTTGGCTCTTTTCACGACTATACGGGTCAGCAGGAATACCATGCCTTTCAAGCTGCTTCCGTTTCATTACCGGTTTCAATGTAAGTCACAAAAACGCTTCAGCTTTACGGTTAATTTCATGACATATCACCCAATCTCCCTTGATGTGTGGTATATTGTTTCTACATCCCTATGGACAAAGCGCTGGTTGTGAGGATTTATCCACCGACTGGGGCTGGTCTATTCCTGCCTAATCGGTAAGGGGAGTAGGTGATGAGCAATGATGCTTGCTTATAATGGTTTCCTATTCCAATTGGATGCGGTAATAATTATGATGCTTGTTTCTGTTGCGGTGAACCGGTCCCGATAAGGGATTGGTTTATTCTTTGCATTAAAAAAGCACCCCGATGGATGCCTTTCAATTTTAATACTATAATTTTTCTGGACAAGAAAATAGTTCTTTTGTTGCGTCTACTAATTTTAAATAAATTAATATCCTTTTGTTTTTCTCCTCATATTTTTGATTTTCAAGAATCATTGGGATATCGTGCAAACTAGATATCGCATTCCTTAGATGATGATTTGCAAGTACAGACTGCTCATCATCACTAGGTGGAAATCCCTCAAAATCTTGTAATTTATTCAAATCGATTTTATACGACAACATTTTATCATTTAGTTTATCAAATGATATCTTCTCTTGATCAAATGCATCATAAATATCTCTTAAATCTAGAGTGATAGACAAAGTTTGTTCATAGGAATCGTTGAAATATTTTATGTAACTTTCTTTATCCATCTCAGCTTCTCTTATTATTGGTTCTAATGACTTATAGGTTTCGTCGAATGACACATAAATATCTGTTATTCTTTCGCTAGATATTTTAGCAGGCTTAACACGACAAGTATCACTTATCCATTGAGTTCGGCAACAAAGTAAACCATAGTTTAATTGAAGCTCATTTGTAT